CTATGGAGTTACTGGAGGTGGTTACACCTTTACTGGTCTTGGAAATGGAATCACGATTTCAATTGGAACTGATGGAATCGCGTCAATCGGAATTGATCTTCCAAAGTCATTGACAGGAACCTACACTTTTGTAAATGGAATTACATTCGGTGGATTCGCAAACTTCACAGGACTCACATTGGATTTGAATCCAACTGGAAGTGGTGCGGGTGCGACAATGTATGGTCGAGTTGTCCGTAGTGTAAACGGCATGACGGGAGATGTCACCTTCAATACACTCTCCACACCATCCTCTTCCATGAGTGGTGACATTCTAGTATACAATGCGACAGGTTCTACATACGCACCATACAACCTTTTCTCGGGGGGAACTGCACAGGCAGGATTCTTCCACATTGGAGCAAACGGTGGTTTGTTTGCGGGTGTCACTTCGGGTGGTGCTTCTGCGGCATCTTTCCTTTCCAAAGGTCAGATGCAACTCATCGGTGCTACATCGTCGGGAATCTATCTCACCAAGAATGGCACAAGTCTCTCTGTTTCACAGACCACAGGTGCGGATATTAGTTATGGAAATGATGGTGGTTCAAATGTTTTTACTATTAATGGAAGAAACATCAGCGGAACCAAACATGGAGTTCCTGCTTTTGTACTAGATTTCGACCACTACACAGCATCACTCGGTGGTGGTGGTACTGGTAATGCTTCACTAAACATCTATGATAATAAAAAGTCAAGCATTCCGTTCCAGTTCACCGATTATACGGGAATCACTTTCAACCTTCATTTCCTAGATGCAAATGAAGCAAGTGGAAGAACATCAGGTGGAGCAACTGGTCTTGCCCTTTTTGGTGGTAATCCTGCATCAAAGGGTCTAAAAGAACAGTCAAGAATCCGTCTTGAGAATACCAACGCATCTTTTGAAGTCGAACTAGTCGGCACAGGTTTCACCACAGCGTTCGCGGTCTATGGACAAAACTCAGGTGGCCCATATGGAACCCTTCTCACTCCAACACTTGTCGCTCGTAGAGATGGAACTGTTGTTATCGGTGGAATTGGTATAAACGATGGAGGAATCACAGGAACCACCCACGGTGCTTTGAACATTCCTAGCGGAAAACTCTATATTGGTGGAACAATGGGTTCTTCTGTTTCATCGGGATATCAAGTTCTTACTTCCAATGGTTCCACCGCATCTTGGAAAACACTTGAGTCAACATCTTTTGTTTATGATGGAGAAATTTCAAGTCTTGTATCAGGTGTTATTCAAAATGGAGTATCAAACTTCGTTTTTGTCTCCTCCAATCCGATAGATTGGGCAAACTCCGAGATAAACTTCTTGGATAGTACAAATCAAAATATGAATGGACCATTTAGTGCTACATTCAATTTCCCAATAGTTTGCGTTGTTGGTTCACCAAGTAACAATACTATAGGAGTAGTTGGTGTGAGAATGATTCTTGATGGAGTCTCCACGGACAAGTATATTTCGTGGAAGAATCTTTATTACAATGGAAGTGGAGTTGGAAAATATGTGTCTCCATCTTTCACTTTTAGTGGAAACGCTACATCTAGTGTTTCGTTTATTCCATTTATGACATTTGGTTCTGGTCTAAATAGCATCGAAGAGGGTTTCCTTTACATAGGAAAAGGTAGTTATTTGGTAAACTTCCATAAACTAGGATAAAAAAATGGCAAAATATAGCGGAAACCTTTACGGTCAAAGATCATATTTCGTATTCGATAGAGTTACGGGTACTGGTGGGACTTGTGCTAATTTTCTTACTGCGATAAGCATAAACAGCACAACAGGTGATTATGTTGCCGCAGGTGGTTCTACTTATGGTTCAACTCTAGACTTGAACCAATTTATTGGTAACAATGCTTACCTAAACTTTTCAAAGAGAAAGAGAAAAACACTATCTTCTCTAGACAAATCTGGTGGAATCACAACAACAATAGCGACATATACCCCCGATCCTAGAATAGTGGTAGGAGTCTATGTATCAGGAAATTCAGGATCATTCACAGGACATCACATGGATGAAATTCATGTGACAGAATTGAGTGGTTCAACATATCAAGCATTTCTTGGCAGACTAACATATCCTGAACAAAACCCCTCCATACCATCAAACCACATTCTTCTTGATCTTCTTGCATATGGAGTTAGTGGTTCTAATAAAGGTTCACAATTCTCATTCAATGCTGGTAATACTCTAACCAATATCTCCAATGGAATTGGAGCAACTTTTGCTTCTTCCTCTTATGTTGAATATATTCCCGTTGACTCTTATTCCAACATTATTCAAGGTCAAGTTGGTGTATCTCTAGACAATCTCGGATTAACGGGAGTCACAGTAGGAAGAAGCACAGATATACAATATGTCTTCTACAATCAAAACAACAAGTTTTTGTTTGATTTTGTCTCAAGTGTATTGCCTGCTTTTGCTTTTGGTGGAAGCGGTGCATCAGGAACTAATTCAAGACAATCTAAAATATTCACAATCCATGCAGGAACAACAACAGGAGGAAGTAATCTTTTCAACATCACTTCCGCAGACAAGTATGGAGTCACATTCAACGCAATAACTGGTGGAACACTTGGAAATTCTGCATTTGAGGAATTTGCCCATCATGTCATTCACTCTTGGGTTGGAAAAGAAAATAACAAAGGATCATTAATTTATTCTATATCCAATAAACTAAATGTGAGAGATATTGACCAAATCGCATTCTGATTTAGGGTTTCAATGCTCCATACATACATTATGTAAGGAGCAAAATATATGGCAAAACCCAACTCTAGAGAAGAACTAAAAGAATACGCTCTCCGTAAACTCGGTTCACCTGTCATTGAAATCAATGTCGATGACTCGCAAGTCGAGGATCGTATTGATGATGCCCTTCAGATGTTCTCCGAATACCACTTCGATGGTGTTCAGAGAGCGTTCTACAAATATCAAGTCACCTCCGCTGACAGATCAAACGGGTACATCGCCACAGACAACCTAACCAAGAACGACGGTGCTATTGGCCCAGAACTAGAAACTGGTCAACAGATAATCTCTGTTCTTAAGATTTACGAGTTTTCAGAGAGTGGTTCTTCCAATATCTTCAGTATTCCATACCAACTTGCACTTAACGACATATATGGTCTTCGTTCTCCGGGTTCGATGATTAATTATGACATGACGATGAATCACATTCGTCTAATTCAGACATATCTTGATCCTGAAAAGATGATCCGTTTTAGCAGAGTGACAAACAGAATCTACATTGATGCAAATTGGGAAGATGATATTACTGAAGGAATGTATCTTGTAATAGAGTGCTATGTCGCTCTAAGTCCAAACACATACCCTGAAATCTACAATGACATTCTATTGAAGAGATATGTCACCTCATCCATTAAACAGCAATGGGGTGCAAATATGTCAAAGTATCAGAACATAACTCTGCCCGGTGGACTACAATACAATGGAGCAGATATCTACACACAGGCAACAGAGGAGATGAAGGAAATCGAAGATACCCTCTCCAACAAATACGAGTTGCCACCTGACTTTATGGTAGGATAAAAATGGCGACGAATCCATACTTCAGAAAGTCGGTTCGTTCAGAACAAGACTTGATAGACGATCTTTCCGTTGAAATCATCAAGATTCACGGGTTTGATATGGTCTATTTACCAAGAACTCTTGTTCGTGAGGATGAACTCTTCGGAGAGGATAGATCGCCATCAAGATTCACCACAGGCATAGAAATAGAAATGCTTGTGGAAAATGTGGATGGTTTTGAAGGAGACGGCGAGATCATGTCCAAGTTTGGACTTGAGATCAAAGACAACATTTCACTTCTAGTTGCTCGTAGAAGATTTGAAAAAGAATTTTCCCATCTAGGTTTTCTTTCTCCAAGAGAAGGAGACTTGATTTGGTTCCCTATTTCGGGTGCTTTGTTTGAAATCAATTTCGTTGAACGCGAGAATCCATTCTACCAGTTGAACAGAATCAGTACATACAAGATGACCTGTTCGCTCTTCCAATATACAGGAGAGGATTTCGAAACTGGTTGGTCTTCCATTGACGGAGTTACTTCAGACCACACAGACAGATACAGAGAACTTACATTCTCTTCGGGTACTGGTGAATATCTTGAGGGAGAATTTGTATTCCAAGGTTCTACCCTATCAGGTGCAACTGTTGCAGGGCGTGTGGAAGAATGGGACTCACCTATTACCCTCTTTGTCACAGGTGTTACAGGAACATTCCAAACAGGGATCACAGTCGAGGGTGCTGTGTCGGGTGCTAAGTACATCCTCTCGACTTCAGGTCTTACCAACATTTTTGCTATTAAGGACCCATCAACGGACAACCTTGAATTTGAAATTGGAAACCTCATCGACTTCACAGATCGTGATCCATTCTCGGAGGGTGATTTCTAATGTTCAAGACCTTTTACAATCAAACTATTCGAAACACCGTGATTGCCTTTGGTTCTCTTTTTGATGAGATTTATGTTGTTCGTAGGGATGCAAGTGGCAATGAAACTGATAGATTTAAAGTTCCAATCACCTACGCACCAAAGGAGAAGTTCTACAGAATGCTCAAGGAGTATTCTGCCCTAAAGGGACCAGACAATGAAGCAGATATTTCTACCATTCTTCCAAGAATAGGGTTTAACATTGAGTCGATCTCCTACGATTCCGAGCGTAAGAGAAACACTCTTTCTAAAAGACTCACATTGGCATCTGACAATAGCACAATGAAGTATGAATACTCTGAAGTTCCTTACAACATAGATTTCAACATGAGTATTGCCGCTCGTACTATGGAAGATGTTCTTCAGATAACAGAACAAATTCTAGCATACTTTACACCTGAATTTGTAATCTCAATCAACTACACCGACACTAGAAGAAGAATTGATGTTCCTATAGTATTTACGGGAATTGCAACAGAGATAGATTGGGAAGGTGACACATCTACCCAAAGATCGTTGTTCTTCAATCTTACCTTTACTGCCAAGACATACATCTATGGGCCAGTCAAGGAAGGAAAGGCAATTCGTGTTGTCGATACTACTTTCTTCAATGCTGACTTTGATTCAAGTCGCGGAGTCACAGGTGCAACAGCGGCGTTGGCAAAAGTTTACGCAGGAATCACGGGAACATCAGGTGCTAACAGCAATCCTGATGACTTCATGGTTTCATACTTTGGAACCACAGGTGATCGCGCCAAGACTATATTCGAATCACCCGATAATCTCAGTATAACTGGAGCAACATTACCATGAATGAAAATCTAGAGAATGCATTAAATATCAACCCCCCCGAAGTGAAAGAGGGAGAGGTAATAAAGAGAGAACCCACACAGATCAAAGTCACGGATGAGATGGATGCACATAGAAAGCAAATAGATCGTCGTGCTGACTATGCCACGGTTCGTGACAATCTAAAGAATATCATTGATAGCGGCATGAACGCGATAGACGGGATTCTGTCGGTCGCAAGCGAAGGGGAGTCTCCTAGAGCGTATGAGGTCGTCTCACAACTCATCAAGAGTGTGTCGGATGCCAACAAGGACCTGATAGGTCTTCACCAACAAATGAAAGAGTTGGAGAAGGAACTGCCCTCCCAATCGGCAGGGTCAATCACCAACAACTCTATATTTGTGGGTTCGACTAAAGAACTTCAGCAATTGGTAAAGAGTAACTGGAAAGAACTAAAGGCACAGCAAGACAATGAGTGAAGTCGAGAACGCGACATACTATGGAAATGTGAATCTAAAACCCTCGGGTGTAAAGGTAGAGTTCACAGAAGATCAGGTGAAAGAGTACATGAAGTGTGCCAATGATCCTCTTTACTTTATTCAAAACTATGTCAAAATCATCTCTCTAGATCACGGTTTGGTTCCATTCGAACCTTATGCGTATCAGAAGAACATGATTAACAGCATCCACAACAATCGCTTCGTGATCGCAAAACTTCCTCGTCAGAGTGGAAAGTCTACGACGGTTGTTTCTTATCTTTTACACTATGTTCTATTCAATTCTGAGGTTTCCGTTGCAATCCTTGCCAACAAGCAGGCGACTGCCCGTGAACTCCTGCATCGTCTCAAACTCGCATATGAAAATCTACCAAAGTGGTTGCAGCAAGGTATTCTTGAGTGGAACAAAGGCAACATCACACTAGAGAACAACTCCAAGGTTCTTGCCTCCTCAACCTCATCATCCGCAGTCCGTGGTGGATCATTCAACATGATCTTTTTGGACGAGTTTGCATATGTTCCTGAAAATGTTGCAGACGAGTTCTTCTCATCTGTGTATCCTACGATTTCTTCGGGTAAGGAAACCAAAGTTCTCATTATCAGCACCCCCAAGGGTCTGAATATGTACTACAAGTTATGGAGGGATTCGGAAGAAGGAAACAACTCCTATGTTCCGATTGAGGTACATTGGTCTGAAGTTCCTGGCCGTGATGAAAAATGGAAACAAGAAACGATTCGAAATACCTCCAAGTCCCAGTTCCGCACAGAGTTTGAGTGTGAGTTCATCGGTTCTCAAAACACACTTATCGAACCAAACAAACTGAAGTGCATGGCGTACAAAAAACCAACGAGACAAAGGGACGATGGTCTGAAGCAATATGAAGAACCCAAAGAAGGTCACACCTATTTCATGTCCGTCGATGTCTCCCGTGGTGCAGAGATTGACTACCATGTAGTTACGGTCATTGATATCACCGAGATGCCATATAAGATCGCGGCGATCTATAGAAACAACCAACTAGCACCCATGCTTTTGCCAAACATAGTGAATGCTTTGGGACACATATACAACAAGGCATGGTGTCTTGTCGAAATCAATGATATTGGTGGTCAGGTCGCGGACATCCTCTACAACGAACTAGAATATGAGAATATCATGGTAACTAGCGTCCGAGGTCGCAAGGGTCAGACTATGGATGGTGGTTTTGGTAGTTTTCAGACCCAACTCGGTGTTAGAACAAGTCCTGCTGTCAAAAAACTTGGGTGCGCTCTACTCAAGGATATGATCGAAGGAGACAAGTTAATCATTGAGGATTACGACACCATACAAGAACTGACTGCCTTTGTCGCCAAAAAGGGTTCCTATGAGGCGGAAACTGGTTATCACGACGATACGGTGATGACTTTGGTTCTTTTTGCTTGGTGTACTAGTCAGAACTACTTCAAAGAATTGACAGACCTAGATATCAGAACGAGACTCTATCAAGAGAAAATGGCACAGATCGAAGAAGACCTCGCACCGTTTGGTTTTATTGATGATGGATTGGGTGAAGATACCTTTGTAGACAACGAGGGAACTAGATGGTCGGTTGATTCTGAGAATAATAACAATAACAGCATGGATTGGTGAAAAAATCTAAATTGATAGATACTACAGCGTTGATAAGGAGAATAAACACATGGCATTTCAACTCAGTCCCGGTGTAGAGATTAAGGAAATCGACCTCACAAGCATCATCCCTGCTGTTTCCACGACAAGAACAGGTTTCGCAGGATTGTTCAACTGGGGTCCAGTCGGTCAGAGAATTACAATTTCAAGCGAGAATGATCTTTTTGCTACATTCCGCGGCCCAGATGACACCAACTATACCCATTGGTTCACCGCAGCAAACTTCTTGGGTTACGGAAACAACCTTCAGGTCGTTCGCGTGGTCAATCAGTCCACAGCAAAGAACGCATCGACTAGCGGAACTGGTTATACTGCTGTTCTGAACACCGAAGACTATGAAGAGGAAGTAGCATCCCTATCTGCGGGAAACTATTCCTTCGTCGCAAAGTACCCCGGTGATCTTGGAAACTCGATTTCCGTGTCCGTCTCCGACAGAACCCATGTCGAGTTAAATCCAATCTTTGCCGATACAACTCAGCGTGGTTTCTCCACAGAAGCAACAACGACATCAAATACATCATTCTTGCACATGACCACAAGTTATGGTGGTGTTACTGGTTCCGATCTTCTTCAGTTCAAGAAGGGAACACCCAAGACACTCACAGGTTATACTGCTGCTCTTGCGCTAGTAGACTCTGCTTCTACAACAATAACAATGCCTGCTTCTATTCCTATTGCAACAACTGCTGCTGCACAGGCATTCAATGTCGGAAAATCGGGTCTGAACAGCATTCTTTCTGCGGGTGACTATATCTCCGTTCAGTATAATGGAAGTCGTGGTTATGCATATGTGTCAGGCATCACACACGGTACTGTAAACGGAACCACAATCGGCATCGGAGCAAGTGGATTCGGTTTTGCTGCGGGTGCTACAAGCACCGTCAGCATGGGAATTACCCGTGTCGGTACTGTTACCACAGGAACAACCTTCTCTGATGCGGGAATTACCGCTGCCACAGTTCTTTGGAAGTACTACAATCAGTTCAATGAGAAACTTCCAAACACGACAGGTTTCGCTGCTCCCAACGGAAATACATTCGACATGGTTCACGCCATCGTCGTTGACGAAGATGGTTTGATCTCTGGAACAAGAGGCACAGTTCTTGAGAAGTTCCCTGCAATGTCCAAAGCAGCAAATGCTATAGCATATGATGGTACAAACATCTACTACAAGAACTACATCAACTCCAATTCACAATGGATTTGGTGGGGAGATCATCTTGAAGATGCGACCAAGACAGGTGGTGCTGCTTGGGGTACTGAATCTTTACCCTCGGGTGGGCAGACATGGGCGCAACTTTCGTCCAACTACTACAAGTCCCTCACAGGTGGTACTGCCGCAGCACCATCAGGTGATGATTACTTCACAAATGGTTATGAACTATTCAAGGACCCCGAAACAGTTGATATCTCAATCATCCTTGGTGGCCCACAGTCTGGTTATCAAGCACAACTAATTTCAGACATGGTTACAGCAAGAATGGACTGTGTTGCCTTCTTCTCACCACCTCAACTCGCCGTTCTCACTTCGGGTGGTTCACCCAAGTCTGCAAAGGTCGCAACTGCGAATGTCATCGCTTATCGTGATGGCGTGAATGCTGCTCCCTCGGGTGGAGATGTTGACTACTCTCAGAGTAATCTCAACATCTCTTCCTCCTACTCTGTTCTTGACTCGGGTTGGAAGTATATGTACGACCGCTATAATGACAAGTTCAGATTCGTTCCTCTCAATGGTGATATCGCAGGTATCGCGGTTCGCTCCGATGAGCAGACAGAAACATGGTTCTCCCCTGCGGGTTATAACCGTGGTCAGGTTCGTGGAGTTGTCAAACTCGCATACAACCCTGTCAAGACTCAAAGAGACGATCTCTATAGCGCAGGTATCAACCCAATTGTCTCCTTCCCCGGCGAAGGCACAGTTCTCTTCGGTGACAAGACAATGCAGTCGAAACCATCTGCCTTTGATCGTATCAATGTTCGTCGTCTCTTCATCGTTCTTGAGAAGGCAATCGCAACCGCTTCGAAGTACAAACTCTTCGAACTCAACGATTCCTTCACCCGTGCTTCGTTCAGACAACTCATCGAACCATTCCTCCGCGACATCCAATCGCGCAGAGGTATCATTGACTTCAAGGTTATCTGCGACGAAAGCAACAATACAGCGGAGATCATTGATCGTAACGAGTTTGTTGCAGATATCTACATCAAACCAACCCGTTCCATTAATTTCATCACCTTGAACTTTGTTGCTACTAGAACAGGCGTTGATTTCAATGAAATCGGCGGAACACCCAACTAATAACGCCATACATACAAAAGAGGTACAACCACAATGAATATCGAAAGATTCAAAACAGCACTCAATACAGGTGGCGTTCGTCCTGCACTCTTCAGAGTTCAGGGCCCAATCGGCAGAACCACTCTAGCAGATCAAGTCGGTTTCTTGACAAAAGCAGCAGCACTACCCGCAACTACGCTTGGTGAAATTGCTGTTGACTACCGTGGAAGACAACTAAAGTTTCCCGGTAAAAGAGAGTACGCAGATTGGCAGATCACTATTCTGTCGGATGGTAAGTTCCAACTCAGAAACGCATTTGAGCGTTGGGTCAATGATCTGAACTCAACAGTTGGAAATGTTGCTACAGATGAACACAATTTGAGCAATGTTCTCTTTCCACAATGGAATATTGACCAACTCGACCGCAAAGGCAAACCAATAAAGACATATACATTCTTCCATTGTTGGCCCAAGGAAGTTGGAACAATCGAAACAACCTATGAAAATGAAGGACTAGCAGAGTTCACAGTTACTCTCGCTTACTCCTACTTTGTATCGAACGATGGAACCGATGTCCGCGTTCCACTTGGTAACGCAGCGTTCCCGGGTGAAAGTTAAAAATAAGGATCGTTGAATGGGAATTGGTGATTTTTTTGGTTTTACGATTGGGAAAAAACGACCCTCACCTACTTTAGACCCTACTGTGGACTCTAAAGAGGTGAGGTCGTTTGTTGCTCCTCTCGTTGATGATAGCAGTTATGTCGAAGCGGGCGGTTATTTCGGATCATATCTTGATCTCGACGGTGCGCTTAAGACAGAGGCAGAATTCATTCTCAAATATCGTGAGATGTCATTACACCCCGAGTGTGAAAGTGCCATCGAAGATATCTGTAATGAAGCGATTGTTGTAGACGAGCAAAGAAAATCTGTAGAACTCGTTCTAGACAATGTTGCTGTCTCTGACATGATTAAGAACAAGATGTTCGAAGAATATGAGAATCTTCTCAGACTCCTAGACTTCACTAATCGTGGTTATGAAATCTTCAGAAGATGGTATATTGATGGTAAGGGTTATTATCACATCATCATTGACAAGCAGAATCCAAAAAAGGGAATTATAGAGTTAAGACCAATCGACTCTACTAAGATCAAGAAGATGATCGAAGTGGAAAAGGCAACTGATCCTGCGTCCAAAGCAACCTATGTGAAGTCTGTCAAGGAGTACTACACATTCCGAGATAAACCCACAGATCAAACAGGTCTTAAGATTCCACCCGATGCGATCTGTTATTACCATTCAGGACTATTTGATCCCATTTCAAATAGAGCGATTAGTTATCTACACAAGGCAATCAAACCACTCAACCAATTGAGAATGATAGAAGATGCCGTTGTGATTTATAGAATCGCCCGTGCGCCTGAGCGTAGAATCTTCTATATTGATGTCGGTTCGCTACCAAAGAACAAGGCGGAAGCGTATGTTCGTGACCTTATGAACCGCTACCGTAATAAGTTGACATACGATGCGACCACAGGTGAAATGCGTGATGACAAGCGTTTCATGTCCATGCTTGAGGACTATTGGTTGCCTCGCCGTGAAGGTGGAAAGGGTACTGAAATTTCTACCCTAGACGGTGGGCAAAATCTCGGAGAGATGGCAGATGTTGAGTACTTCTTGAAGAAACTATACAAGTCTCTCAATGTTCCAATCTCTCGTCTTGAAGCAGAAAATGGTTTCAACATGGGTCGCTCATCTGAAATCACACGCGATGAACTTAAGTTCCAAAAGTATGTTGATCGTCTTCGAAGTAAGTTCAATCATCTCTTCCTAAATCTTTTGAGAGTTCAATGTATTCTCAAAGGTATCTTCAAGGAAGAAGAATGGTACAATATATCTCAAGATATTCGGTTTGAGTATGTTACCGATTCATATTTCAGCGAGTTGAAAAACTTTGAGATCATCAAGGAAAGACTAGATACATTAACGCAGATAGAAAAGCATATTGGTGATTACTATTCACGCGAATGGGTTCGTAGAAACATCCTTCAGCAGACCGAGAAGGACATCAAGCGTCAAGACAAGATGATCCAAAAGGAAAGAGAACTCGGTCTAATCAAGGATAACACAGGAGACTTCTGATGAGACTTCTAGTTGATCTAGTAGAAAACAACGAACTTGAGGAAGGGAAAATCCTTATCCATGAAATGCTCCGTGGTATTGTCATGGAGAGATTCAAGGATATCTCTTCGAAGTTCCTACTAGATGAACAAGGAGCAGGTGGAGGTCAACAACCACCCGATCCTGATGATGTCGCAGGAACACTTGAAGACCCACTCATCGACCCCAATATGTCGCGTGAGTATTTCTTCAAAAGATTTACCCACACAGAGCATGAGATTATTCTTAAGAAACTAGGTCTTGGTCAAAACGCCCCTACTGTTTCTTATATTAACGGGGTCAGATACGAACTTTTTACTACTCCACTACAGGCGGAAAAAGAAACAATCCGCTACATCGAAGATGGAAGTTATGAAAAGGAACTAGAAAAGAAGAAGAAGGAAAAGGAAGAGAAGGAAAAGCAAGCGGAGGCACAGCAAAAGAAACCTCCAGTTCCCGCTCAACCAAAACCTCAAAAACAACAAGCACCTCAACAGCAACCACAAGAGAAACCTGTAGAGAAGAAAGAACTACCCACAAACGAATCTTTGCAGATCATGTCGGAAGTTCTACTCTCTGGAAGACCTATGGTGATTGACTTCAGTAATGGAGATTCCCGCGTAATCACGATAGAAGAGGCGAAAAACGCGCTAGAAATATACGATCTGCTAAATAATGAGAACAAGGCAAGATTCGTAGAAAGATTACATTCGGGTCAAGAAATCTATCTTGAAATGTTAGATTTCCTAATGGATCGCGTAAGAAAAGGAATAATCTAATGGACACAAAAGACCTAATTAAAGCAATAGAAGCAGACAAGTACAATGATGCAAAAAACATCATTGACCAAATCCTCATGTCAAAGGTTGGTTATTCTTTGAGTGAAAAGAAAAAGACTCTTGGCGATTCATTGGTTGTGGAGAAGGACATTTCCGAAGAGGATGACTCTGAATATGAAGCATTCTTCCGCAAGGCAATGAAGAAGTTCGGCATCTCCTCCCCCGACGAACTAGACACCGATGAAAAGAAGAAGGAATTCTTTGACTACATCGACAAGAACTACAAGGGAAAGAGCGAATCCGCAGTTTGAGGTAACATATGCTTCTAATCACAGAAACAACCCACGATGTTAGACTAGTCACCGAAGGTGTCGATGGTGGTTCCAAGAACTACTTCATCGAAGGCATCTTCATGCAGTCTGAAAAGAAAAACCGCAACGGTCGCGTCTATCCCAAGAAGATTCTCTCGGGTGAGGTTGCTCGTTACAACAACGAGTTTGTGAAGCAGAACAGAGCAATGGGAGAGTTGGGACACCCCGAAGGCCCAACTGTGAATCTTGAGCGTGTCTCCCACATTATCAAAGACCTCCGAGTTGAAGGTGATGATGTGGTTGGTAAGGCAAAAATCCTCGACACTCCCTACGGAAAGATCGTTAAGAATCTTATTGATGAGGGTGTAAAGATCGGTGTCTCCTCTAGAGGCATGGGATCACTAAAGAGCATCAACGGAGTAAACGAAGTCCAAGAGGACTTCATGCTTTCCGCTGTTGATATTGTTGCAGACCCATCTGCGCCAAATGCCTTCGTTGAAGGCGTGATGGAAGGCAAGGAATGGGTTTGGAATAACGGTGTTCTAGAACCAAGAAACATCGAATCGTACAGGGACAGGATCAAGAGAGCAAGATCAGGCAGAGAACTTGAGGAAGCGAAGTTGTATGCCTTCGCAGATTTCCTGTCGAAAATTGTTTGATTATAGATACAAAGAACAAGGAGTAGAACCAAATGAGAGATGCAATAGCAACAGCGAAGGCGATTCTAGAAAAGAACTCTTCTATCAAAGAGATGGAAGACAAGGCAGAAATGCAAAAAATGAAGGCAGAAATGATGGCCATGAAGGAAGCAATGATCCAACACATGACCGACAACGATGCCACAACTGAAGAAATGGACAAGATGATGGATAAGATGGAAAACATGGCATATGAGGAACTAAAGAACCTTATGAAGAAGGAAGGCATCAAGTATGAGGCATATGTCTCCGAAGATGTCGGTACTGCCACAGGTGGCGCACAAGAACTAAAACTTTCTAATGTTAGCAATCCGTTCGCCACTAGGGCCGACGCTGACAAGGACCTCAAGACTCTTGCTGATGTCAAGAAAAAGAAGAAAGTTGCAGCAGGAACCATCAAGAGTTCTGATGCAAACGCAAAGGTCGTTGATGACAAGAATGATTTGCCAATGAAGGAAGACCTTGACGCTCTCTTCAGCGGTGAAGAACTGTCCGAGGACTTCAAGAACAAGGCAGCGGTCATCTTTGAATCTGCTCTTGCACTCCGTACCAAGCAAATCCAAGAAAGTCTTGAAGCAGAGTACGCTGAAATCTATGAGGCATCGAAGGAAGAGTATCGTTCTGATCTTGCCTCCAAGATGGACGAATATCTTTCCTATGTTATCGAAGAGTGGATGAAGGATAACGAAATCGCGATTGAGCGCGGACTTCGTGCAGACATTGCTGAATCCTTCCTCACAGGACTCAAGGGACTCTTTGAGCAGCACTATATCAGCATCCCCGAAGAGAAGTACGATGTTCTTGAGGAACTCACCAAGAAGGTCGAGTCTCTTGAGGAATCACTAAACTCTCAGATGAAGAAAAACGCTGAACTCCGTAAGGATTCAATGATCTCCCGTTGCATCAATATCTTTAATGAAGCAACCGATGGTCTTTCCGATTCCGAAGTCGAGAAGTTGAAGGCACTCGCAGAGGGTCTTGAATATGATTCTGAGGATCAGTTCCGTCAGAAGATCACAGTCATTCGCGAGAACTACTTCACCCCATCAAATGATACAAATGAACTTGCAAATGAGATCGTCGGTGAGACAATCTCCGAGGCAGTTGAGGAACAAGTCTCTCACCTCAACGAATCAATGAAGTTCTATTCCGATATGCTTTCCCGTTCCGCCCATATCAAGAAGCAAACTAACTTCTTGAAATGAAAATAAGGTTAAACCTATATAAAAGGATTTCTTTCTAACAAAAAAGGAGAAGTAAGAAATGTCACAGAATTTCGTCACAGAACAACTCAGAAAGAAGTGGGCCCCCGTCATTGAACACAATGACCTCCCCACCATCTCTGATGAATATCGTAAGAATGTCACAAGCGTTCTTCTAGAGAATCAGGAGAAGTATCTCCGCGAATCAGCACCAACCAACAGCGGTTTTGCAGTTTCGTCCACAAACCCCGGCACATTCAACACCGTCAACGGTTTTGATCCTGTCCTCATCTCGCTCGTTCGTCGCGCAATGCCAAATCTCATGGCATACGATGTCTGCGGTGTTCAACCAATGAACGCCCCAACAGGACTCATCTTCGCAATGAAGTCCAAGTATGTCAACAAGGCAGGAGATGAAGCACTTTTCAACGAGGCCCGTACCAAGTTTGCAGGTGGTGCTTCCGCTGCTGCAAACCAAGTTGCTGATGGTCTTCTTGATCCACTTCTAACAACATCCTCCTCCGCAGTTGGTTTCTCCTTCGGATCAGGTATGTCCACCGCCACTTCTGAGGCACTTGGTGATTCTTCATCCAACGCCTTCAACGAGATGGCATTCGTCATCGACCGTCAGTCGGTGACTGCGAAGACTCGCGCTCTCAAGGCAGAGTATTCTACAGAACTCGCACAAGACCTCAAGGCAGTTCACGGTCTTGATGCCGAGACTGAACTCGCGAACATTCTCAGCACAGAAATTCTTGCTGAAATCAACCGCGAAGTCATCCGCGCCATCTACCAAGGTGCTAAATTGGGCGCACAGCAACCCGACCTCTACCATAAGGGTGGTCAAACCGCAACTGGTGGTCTTTCGGGTGGTCAGACAGGAGTTGGTGGTATCTACGACCTCAACCTCGACTCCGATGGTCGTTGGTCAGCAGAACGCTTCCGTGGTCTTGTCTATCAGATTGAGCGCGAAGCAAATGTCATCGCCAAGGAAACTCGTCGCGGCAAGGGTAACATCGTCATCTGCACATCGGATGTCGCTTCCGCCCTCGCAATGTCAGGATTCCTCAACCTCACTCCAACTCCATCCGTTCCTGGCCTTGCCGACGATACACAGAACACCTTCGTCGGTACGCTCAACGGAAACATCAAGGTCTTCATCGACCCCTACTCGGTTAGCGGTTATGACTACCTCTGCGTTGGATACCGTGGTTCATCCCCATACGATGCGGGTATGTTCTACTGCCCATATGTGCCACTACAGATGGTGCGCGCAGTCGGTGAGAACTCCTTCCAACCCAAGATCGGATTCAAGACCCGCTACGGCATGGTCAACAATCCCTTCGTGTCGGACGGTACAGATCGTAGCGACCCATCTGCGTCCGCTGCAATCCGTCGCAACCAGTACTACCGCATCTTCCGCGTCGATAGCATCCACGGTGCTGTCTGATAAAGACTAGATAAGGTAACAACAAATAGGGAGCAGGGAGAGGGAAACCTCTCCCTGTTTCTTTTATACATACTTTAGTATGAGCAGTCTTCCCACTAATTACGACAACTTCTTTGAACCGAACAATGCTCTTCACGGAACGAAGTCATCCTTGGAGATTCTTTCGGGTCAGTCACCATTGACTAGACAACCATCCACGCAGAACTACATCTATCCCACCTATTTCAATTTTTTGCTCCATAGACTTCCCAAGATGACCTATAGCGTGACTAAGGTAAATCTACCTCAGTTTGGTTCGGATGCTGCATTCGAACAAGACAACAGGTTCACAAAGATCAAGCATACTCCAAATAGAGTTTCTTTTGCAAACCTTGAGGTGCAGTTCCTTGTCGATGAAGATATGAGCAACTGGTTGGAAATCTATGATTGGATTAAAACCACAACCTTGGTTGACGATCATTCTGAATTTGATCCAAATGTAAAAGACCATTATTCTGATGCTACCCTTCTAATTACAAATAGTGCAAAGAACGCCAATGTGGAGGTCGAGTTCAAGAGCATCTTCCCCATCTCCATCACGGGCATTGACTTTGACAGCGGTGTGACAGACCTGACCGCAATCCAATGCACCGCGACCTTCGTCTATGACTACTACACCATAAGAAAACTTTGAGAAACCTCCTAGTATCCCTTGACTGTTCAAATAACCTGATTACACTCTGAGTGTCAACGAAGGAAAAGGGAAACTCTAGAGAGATACACACTATGAATTTAGAGAACATCAAAAGCATGGTAGCGAAGGATTGTATTATTGACGAAACCCGTCTCGACGCAGAATCTTTGCGCTTGCCCCAACTACACAACAAATATCTAAACTTCCTACTAGATGCGAAGTTGATCCTTGAGCGCAAACAAAACGATTTTTATCGTATGCGGAGAAATAAGTGGGAATACTACACGGGTAAAATGGACGAAGAAACTCTCGCTCGTCTCGGTTGGAAACCATTTGATCTCAAAATCCTAAAACAAGATATTGCAATCTACCTAGAA